GTCTGTACGACGTGAATAGCGTCTACAACGTCTGAATATGATGAAATATCATACTTAATGCCGGATAGCTTGCTTGCATCATCAAGCAGTCGCTGCATTTCCTCTTGTGTACCGCCATATCCCAGTTTTAAGTTATCCAGCATGGTATAATTCTGCTTTGCAAAACCGTTATAGGCGTTCTGTATAAGCGATATATCAGTACCCATTTTATTTGCATTGTCTGACATATCCGTAATTGCCACGTTTGCCTTTTCTGCTGCCGCTGCCGTGTCATTATTCATACTGGCAAGCAGCGACGCTGAAAAGCTGGTAACTGTTTCCATGTACTCATTTGCAGACATTCCGGCTGTTTTATATGCGTCGTTTGCATAACCAACAACCGTATCAGACGACGTTTTGAAAAGAGTTTCTACACCGCCTACAAGCTGTTCCTGTGCTGCGTATCCCTCTATCGCTTTTGTGGTAAGCGCTCCTATGGCTGTTGCCGCTCCCGCAACTGCTGCCGCCGTCGCCGCTGCTGCTGCTTTAAGCGCTGTACCCATTCCACTTAGCACGCTTGTAAATCCAGAAAATTTTCCCTTTGCGTCGTCTGCCTGTTCCCCGCTGTCTTTTATTTCCTTTCCCATTTCGTCAGCGGCTTTTTCTGCTTTTTCCATTTCGTCAGTCGTTTTGCCTAATTCCTGCTCTGTCTTTACAAGCGCTGCTTTCTGGTAATTTAACTGGGTTTCAAGTTTTTTACTTTCTTCGCTATTGTCTCCTGTTGCCTTGCGACATTTTTCTAAAGCCGCCTCGGTTTCTTTTACCTTTTTTGCCTGCTCGTCGTATGTTTTCTGTAGTACCGTCTGCTTTGCTTTCAGCGCATCTACGCTGCTTGCATTGTCCTTATATTCAGCCGTTACAAGTTTCATTTCAGAATTAAGCACTTTAAGGGTGCTGTTAATTTCCTTGCAGGCTGCTTTATACTCTGCCTCTCCGTCAAAACTTAACCTTGTTTTGACGTTCTGCGTCTTATCTGCCATAATTAAAAGCCCCCTAACGCTATGTCTATATCGTCCATGTTTTCTGTGGCTGCTGGTGTCCCCGCCTGTTTCTGTCGGAAAATGTGCGGGTTATATTCCTTGTGATATTTAAACAGTGTCGTTATCTGGTATGGTGTTTTTCTCCACGCCTCACGTTCCCTGTATCTCAAAAGCACTACTGCAATATACAAAAGCCGTGCAGTATCTAATTTTCCTGCACGGCTGCCCTGTTTCCCTCTTCTGTTGTTTCTTCTCCGTCGTTTTCGTTCTCTGTGTCGCTGTTGTCTCCCGCAGTTCCTCTGTAGAACGATTTAAAAATAGCGTTCTGTACTTCCTGCAAATTTCCTGCGTGTATCAGTCTGCCTACCCTTTTCTCTTCAAGCAGCTGGGCGTTTTCGTCCTCTGCTAAAAGTGCCTCGTTAATAAGCAGCGTAAGTAACCACCTTGTATCTTTAAAAAGGTTTGGGTTATCTTTATTGAATACCTCGCTTAATTTGTCGTAGCCCCCAAACTTTTCCTGTACTTCGTCTAATGCGTTCAGTGAAAAAAGTAAACCATATTCTTTGCCGTTCAGCTCTACGGGAAAAGCCCCGCTCTTTAATGCTCCCATGATATAAAATTAAGGCGCAGCCCATGCTACGCCTCTCTCCTTTCCTGTTTTATACACTTTCCATTGCTGCTGCCTTTTCCGGCACTGCTGTAAACCACGTTTTAGCCGCTGCGCTTTCCTCTGTTCCCACAAAGTCTGCTTTCCACAAGTTATCTTTCTTTCTTGTTGTAAAAGATGCCTCAATGTCCGGCGTGTTAAATTTGATACTCTCGCCCTTTGTTTCGTACTTTTCAGACGGTACTTTAAATTTTGCTTTAAGCAGCCATACGTAACGGTATTTACCACCCGTTTTCTTAGCTCTGAACCCTACAGCAACATACGGCGGCTCGTCCTCTTTTCCCGCCCATACTACGCTGTTCTTATCTACTGCCTGTCCCAGCAGCTCTGCCAGCACTTCCGGCGTAAGGTCTTTAATTCCCAGTTTAAGCGTTCCGCTTGCAAACTCCGTGACGCTCTCGCTTAATGTGTCGTCTGCATACAAGCTGCCGTCTGCTGTCTTTACGGATAAATCTGCGCTCATTGCCTCTGCCATTTTCTTAGGTGTCCCGTAGCTCTCTGCTCCGTCTGCCTCTGTGCATACGGCGTAATATAAATCTTTCAGTCCCAGTGTCATTGTTTAATCACTCCTCTTTCAAAATCTCGACTGTGATAGGCACTAACCAGTACCCCGTTTCTGTTTCGTAGCTTTCTGCGTCTATGCTGTTGATATAAACGCCTGCTGCTTTCAATACCTCTTTTGTCTTATCAAGCTGCGCCTCAAAATCGCCCTTATGGAAAAGCGTAACTCTATACATTTCCCTGCGCTCTTTCTCTTCGTCGTCTGCATTTACCGCAGGCGTACCCAGCAGCCGCAGAAACGTATAATATGCGTCTGGCTTATCCCGTCCAGTGTAAACGCCTCTCTGGGCTGGCAACCCTGCGCTTTCTAAAATCTCCTGTATACTCATTCGCCTGTTTCACTCTCCCATATACTGCGCTGTGCCTCTACTACCTTTTCGTGCGCCTTTTCGTTTGCCACTGTCATATAAGGGCGTGCAGCGTGGCTACTTGTGCCGTACTCTGCCACAAAGCCGATTGTTGCATAGCGCACCTTGCTTTTATCTCCTTTTCTGTCGTTTCCATGCTTTGCCCGTCCCTGTGGGTATATCTCTACGTATTTCTCCGTATCGTCGCCCTTTACGTCCGTAGCTTTTATGGAATTGATAAAACCGCCCGTTTCATTCAGTCCCATTGCCTGTGCCTCTGCTCTCTGTGCCTCTATCAGCACATCAGCACCAGCTTTAAGCATTTTGGGGACTGCCTCAACTGTAGCCGCCTCTCTCCGGCTGAAAGCGTCTATAATATCTTCCAGCCCGACTGTGTTAAACTCTCCCATGCTTACACCTCGTTTCTGTGGCGTAAATCTGTAAGCGTAAGCTCTATGGTGTCTGTTCCTGTATCGTAGGTCTTAAGTACAAAATAGCGCCGCCCGTTTACTTCTACTACGTCCTCGCCGCCATAATCTGCCTTATGTACCTCGTACTTTGCCTCTACCAGCTTTCCTGTCTGCTGGCTCTTGAAATACTCGCTATACCCCACTGATTTTTTATTACAAAATACAGTACGGGTGCTTTCTTTCGGCTTTGTCGCAAATCCGTTTTTGTTTACCCTGTCTTTTTCGCTTACCTCGCTTATCAGCGTTATTTCGTCTATCCAGTCCATACCTTACCTCTCTTTTAGGTGTCCGTTTCGGACACATAGCCCAAATAAACGCTACCGCAATAGCAGTTACCCAGATATGCAGCATCTGTTTTATGCTCTAAGGCATCTATGCGCCCGTCCAATGTTTCCATGTTTTCGTAAACTTCTGAAAACGTATTATTTACAGCCTGCATATTGCTGCTTTCTCTGGCTTTCATTTCCTGTACCAATGCCTTTAAGCTGGTAAAGCTAAACCACCTCATGCCAGCGCCTCACTTATGCAAACAGGGCTTTTATTTCCTGCTGCGTAATTTCTGTAAGGTCTGCTGCTGTCAGTGCCGTTATTCCTTTTGTGGCTGTAAATTTGCCTGTTTTGTTATCATACGCAAGCCCTGTAATCACATTGCCTGCGCCCGTAACTGTTACGCTTAAGTCGTCCAGTTGGATAAGTCCCGCTACTGCCTCGTTGATTGCTTTTGTTACGTCTGCGGTCTTTGCGTATGTTTTCAGTGCATTTGCAATGGCTGCCGTTACTTCCGTAGTCTTTGCATAACTGCTTAAGTCTACTTTCCAGTCTCCCACCTTTTCCAGTTTACCGTTAATTACCATGTATTCGCTGTAAAGGTTTCCTGCCTCTCCACTGGCATTTTTTACCATGTAAATTTTCTTTTCTGCGTCGTCCGCTACTGTATCAATATCTCCCGTGCTGTCTACCATTACACGGCTTAAGTGGTCTGTCCCTGCAATCGCTGTGGAAATAGCGGCGGCTACCTCTGTTGCGGTCATTCCGTCTTTAATTCCATAGCCTGCAAGTGTTGTAGCTGCATCTGCTTTCCCGTTTATAAGGCTTTTCAAATCTTCTGTAAGATTTTCTACAGCTACCTTATCAAGCCCCCCCAGCGCCCCTATGTCTCCTTTTTCTGCATAGCGTTCTTTAATTTCCGCTACCAGAAATTTAAGGGTATCGTATGTAACTCTCTTAATTGCCATTACTCTTATTTCTCCTGTCCAAACAAATTCTTAATATCCTGCTCTCCTACTTCGTCGTCCGCAGTATCTGGCGTAACGCCGCCTGTGTATTCACTGGATAGGCTTAAGTGCATTTTAAGACACTCGTAAGATTTCCAGAATTGCTCTGATTTATCAGAGTATCCAAATTCTGCCTTGCAGTATAGCGTAATGGCTCTAATAATCAGTGCGTCTGTTTCTTCCAGTTTCTTTACGCCTACGTCCTGCAAATCCATTTTGCAGGCGGCTATACAGTCGTTTATTTCCTCTGTGATTTTCTTACTGGTGCTGCTGATACGCAGCGCCGCCCGCATTTTCTCGGTTAATGTTGTGGTATCTGCTGCCATAGCCTGCACCCTCTTTCTTACTCTTCTATTACTGCTGCTACGCCTGCCTCTTCCAGAACTGCTGCACGTTCTCTGCTTACTGCGTATTCGTCCCCAGTATCCTTAATCTGGTTTAATTCCTTGTCAAGGAAACGGCGCTGTGCTTTTACTTTTACAAGCTCTGTGGCTGCCTCTTCCTCTTCGGCTTTCGCTGCTGCCTTTCTCTCTTCCTCGGCTTTTGCTGCTGCCTCTGCCGCCTTTCTCTCTTCTTCGGCTTTCGCTGCTGCCTCTGCCGCCTTTCTCTCTTCTTCGGCTTTCGCTGCTGCCTCTGCTGCTGCCTCTGCCGCTGCTCTTTTATCCTCTTCTGTAAGCTCGCTTTCGTCCGGTATGTCTACCTCAACCGCTGCGCAGCGTGTAGCAATTTCTTTCTTTGTTCCCTCTGCATCTACACCCAGCTGCTTTGCCAGTTCCTGCAAATCTTCTTTCTTGTAGCTTTCCAGTTCTTTAGCGTCTAAATACCCTTTCATGGTCTACCTCGCTTTCTGGCAGCCAGTGTTTATACACCAGCTGCCTTGTTAATTACACTGCTTCGATTTTCTTTACAACTACAAGGCTGTTTTTGTCTACTACCTTGCCGTCTACAAGCATAATGCCCTTTGTAATCTGGTCGTCTGTGTCGTTGTCCTCATACTTCTTTACGCCCATAGAGTAGTTTGTATTAAGCACGTAGTCCTTGAAATTGAAAAGGAATGCAAAAATTGTATCTTTCGCAAGTGCTGCGCTGTAGCTTGCTACGTAATCGCAAAGTACAACTGTTCTGCCTAAAAGCGTTCTCTCCGGCTTTCCAGATGTTCCATAGTTCACTTTTGCGATAGGCTGCCCGTTCTTATCTGTCATGCCTACATACTCCATAAAGGTCTTTTTACTCATGCACCACACAGCGCCATTTTCATAAGCCATAGGTAAAGCACCCTCTGCCTTAATCAAATCACTGTAAGACGGTGCGGCGCTCTCGATTGTCTGCCCGTCGGCTGGTGTCTCTGCTAAAATTCCTTTCGGTTTTCCTGTTCCGTTTCCGTCAATGATTGCCTGCTCTAACGCTTTTGTCATTGCCTCAACAATATTGTTAATAAGCAGTGTTTCAAAAGCGCTGATTGCCATTGTATCTACTTCCAGAGATACGGCTACTGCGCAGCGCAGCTTATGGTATGCAAAAGTAATCATGCCGTCTTTTGCAATATTCTTTTTCTGCTTGTCGCTGCCTGCTCCCTCATTTACCCATGTTGCAGTAGGCTTTACAGTAGATACAGGGATAGAAACGCCGCCCTTGTATGCAGTTCTGGTTACAAGAGCTAAAATCATACCTGTGCTTTCCAGCTTTTCTACAATCTGGTTAAGCACTGTGGTAGGGATAACTGCGCCTACGTCTGTGCTTTTGCTTACCGCATCTGCTCTGTACTCTTTCGGCAGCGCCTCGCCTCTGCATACATATTTCATAAATGCTTTGCGGTATTCCATGCTGCCGTATTTGTCGTCGTTATCGCCCTCGCCAGCTGCTCCCTTGAAATTTCTAAGCACTCTCTGCTGTCCGCTGCCGTCTCCCTCTCCGTCGCCTACGCTTTCGCCTGCTGCAATTCTCGCAAGCAGTGCGCTACGCTTTTCTGCTGCTGCCTTAATTGCCGCTCTCTCTTCCTGTAAAGCTGTTACCTCATTCTCCAGCGCTGTAATTTCTTCCTCTTTCAGCTCCGCTGCTCTTGTGGTAAGCTCGTTTTTAATTGCTGCTAATCTTTCCTCAATTTCTTTTAATCTCATTGTTATGTTTCCTTTCTGGTCTTGGATTTTATAAGCTCGCTCTAATCTTTAGTATTGCTGCCCGCCTCTTAAGCAACTCCTGCCGCTCCCGCTCGTAACTCCTACTCGCAAAAGCACGGGCGCTTATTTCAGTATCTCCGTTTGCTGGAATGCTCACGGCTGATACATCATAAACTTTCTTGATTTTCAAAATCGTCCTTGTATGTGTTTCTCTGTCGTAGCTTTCCTCTGCTACGCTAAAAGCCCATGACATTTTATTTATCATGCCCGCCTCTATGTCTTGGTATAGCCCACGGGCTAAATCTGTCTTGCCTAAATCAGCCGCCACCTTAAGCCCTTTATAGTCCGGCTGTAAAATCAGTGTCTTATTTGACTGTCTGGCAAATACCCTGCCCTCATGGTCGTACTGCATGATAACGTCGCTCATGTCTGCACCGTCTAAAGCGTGTGCGTCTATTCTTTCGTAAATCTTTGTGCCGTCCTCAAATTCATACAGCAAATATGGCGTATCAAACGTAGTGGCGTAACCCTCTACGTAATACTCCGTCTGTATCAATTTCGTTGCACTCTGCGCTGTCAATGGCGCTGCCAGCGCCCTATATTCCCGCTCTTTCTTAATCGGCATTATTTACACCCTCTTTCTCTCCCAGCCCGCCTGCTGGTTCGCCTGCTGCCGCTGGCGGTGTCTGCTGCGGCTCTGCCTGCTGCCCCGTTGCTATGGGCGCTTGCTGTATAATTATCTGTGGCTTTCCATTACTGTTTTGCAGTTCGCTTACCTCGGTATACTCTTTGCGGATATAATACTTTTCCCCGTCCTCAACGTGTGCCATGTTCCATATATCCATAACGCCGTTTCTGTTCAATAGCGCACGGTCAAAAAGCTGTGTGCTTACACTTAACTTTGTGGCGTTGCTGGCATATTGCAGGCGGTTTGCTGAAAAGAAAATAGCATTACCGCAAGCTCTTTCTCTCTCGGTAAAACTCATATTTGTCATAACAAGCGATAACTGTATTGCAAACGGTTCTATTTTCCCCTCGTAGTAAGCATTCCACGTATTTTCATCAAATTTATTTTGTAAAATATCCATGTTTGTACCAAAATGCGTGCATACATTTTCCTGTATATTCTGCATCTGCAATGCGTTTGGCGTGTATGGTTTGCTCTCTACCTGTTTCAGCTCACTAAACTTGTTATCATAAATTATCATGCCGCTATCGTTGTCTGCGCTTAAGTTATCCTCGGTAAAACGCTGTCGCTCTTTCTTTATATCCTCTGGTTTCAACATATTTGCCACTTTTGCCAGAAAGCGGATATTTGCAGAATTTTTGACAGCGTTTATAATTCCCTCGTTTTGCGTATGTATCAGTTGCATTGTTGGCTTAAGTGTTCTGTTGTCCTCTCCGAAAAGGTCGTCTGTGTATTCAAAGTCTGTCATAATGCCTACACGTTCAAACTCTATAGCTCCATGCTCGCCATTTGCAAACAGATACCGTAAATACACCTGCCCTGCTGCCTCTACGACTTCGCAGCGTTGCGCTCTCAATGGATACCAGCCACAAAGCCGCCCGTACTCGTCCTCGATAGGTATAATAAAAGCGGTGTGTTCCACCGCTACATACGTTGCCAGACGCTTAATAAATTTTGTTGTGTCCATAAAATAGTTGGGCTTATGCTGTAGTGTCTTTTCCAGTGACTTAAGGGCGCTGCCCTCAATCTCCGGCTTAAGTTTACTGCAATGTGTCGCAAAGCTGTTTACTGCCGTTCTGGTTAAATCCATTTCATATACGCCGCCGTTATAACTGGTAAACGTCGGGCTGTATCCGTTCAGCATTTTAAAATAGCTGTCGATATATCGCAGCTCTTTACCATGAAAAAGATAATCTAAAAATTTCATGCCGTTTACTCTCCTTTCTATGCGGCATTTTTAAGCAGCTCGCCGCACTCTTCCCAGTATTTCTGCCGCACGGTCATTGCATCTATGACAGATACAAAGCCGTCGATATGCGCCCGCTGCTCGATTTTTATAGGTCTGAATTTTCTTGTTTCCATGTTGTGCTTAAGCGCAACATTTAAGAAATGTGTCTTTAGTAAATTGTTGTCGGCTATCTTAAAATCGCCGTCTTTTATGATGCCCTCAAACTCCCTTATAACTGGTGTAAGGTTTTCGCCTTGGTAAACGTCGTCCATGTGAAAACCATAATTTGCCATATCGGTAATAAGGTACTGAGCGCTGTATCTGTCGTAGCCGATTTTTAAAGGTCGTATGCCGTAATCTTCCAGTAACATAGTAAACCAGTCGTAAACGTCGTGGTAGTCTACGTAATTCTCGCCGCTTAAGGTTATCAGCCCCTTTTTAACAAATATGTCATACGGCACGCCGTCCGTAGCCTGTAAGTATTCCAGCCTGCCCCGTGGCATAAAGAACTGTGTAAACGCATACAGTGTACCGTCTTTCTGAATAACCACACTGGCTGCCGTTAAGTCCGTTGTCTGGCTTAAGTCGATACCGCCCACTGCGTAGCAGTCCCTAAAGTCCTCTAAGGTCTTTTCTACTCCGGCGTTCTCTACTGTCTGATATTCCAGCCATGCAATAGAGCTGTTCTGCTTGATATTGCAATACTTTGTAAGGAACTCTGCTTTTTTACTTAAGCTGCCCTCTGCTACGGCTATCTCGTCCATAAAGAAACTTTCTTTTACGGATACGCCCATGTTAGGGTTAGCCTTTTTCAGTTCGTCTATGTCGTTCCACTTCTCCACATCATCAATCATGTAAAGGAATGGTAATAGCCTGCGCTCTTTGCTGTTTCCTTTCAAGAAACTTGTGCTACGTTTCATTAGTTCATCATAAATACTGTCGTTGATATATCCGGCAGTGCTTATGCTTAATATCATAGGTTGAGTACGTGCGCCTAAAGCGGATTTCATAACCTCATACTGCTTTAGTCCAGCGTCCCCGCTCCATGCTGCCATTTCAT